GGTGATACACTCAACTTCAATCAATCTAACAGGTGGGATCCTCAAGTTGTAAAGAAGCATCTTCAAAATAACAATCAACCAGAGGATTGGGCAAAGTTGGTTCTTACTCAGGATGAAACATTCAAGTATCCTGTCAATGTAAATGGTAAGATTAAGTATTCTCGTGTAAAGTGGAAGAATACTGGAACCTGGAGAGTTTTCTATCCACAGATGCAGAATCCTACTCAGATTACTGTTGATGATGTTGCTGAAGCAGCACCCTCCACATTCACCATGGTGGTTGATTCTGAGCAAGAAGGTAACAAGGTAAAGGCAATTCTTGATGACCCCTGTTATCAGTGGGTGATTGAACAGACTAGAGTTAGTGGTCGTGTGACTGCTGTAATCTCTAAACTTCCTAATGCTCCCATTGAAGAAGTTCTGACTGCTGATCAACTCTCCTACATTCAATCCCAACTCTGATTATGAAACTCCAACACACATTTGGATATGATTGTGAGGATCTTCCCTCACTGATTACAGAGAACAAAGCATCAACATTCTTCAAGAAATTGGTTGCTCTTGGTAAGAAGCAGGATCCTGATCTGTATGATCCTCTATCATTCATGGGTGATGGATTTGAGTGGTTTGTTGAATACTTCTTCAAGTTCTTCAATGGTGATCATACTCTAACTTACACTGCTGACTATGAACCAAACTTTGAATATGACAGGGGTATTGATGGTCGTGGTGTCTCTACATTGGATGGCAAACCTAATGTGATTCAGTGTAAGTTTAAGGCAGATCCTAATAAGCAACTCACAAATGAAGATAACATCTCTAACATTGCAGCAGATGCTTGTATGAATGAAGGTCTGCAATACAATGGTAAAAATGTAATCATTATCACATCATGTAAGGGTGTTCATCCTAAACATGCTATGGCAAATGTGCATTGCATTGGTATCAAAGAGATTGCAAGACGTGTTGACAATAATGTCATTTTCTGGGATAATCTGAGGAGTATTGTTGAGGAGCAGTATGCCTAAAAACAAGCACAATGAAACTGTAGGTTCCTCAATTATCAGAACTGATGAACGCATTAATTCCACAGGTGAGGTATTCACACCTGTGGAACTTTGTGCTGAGATGGTATCAGAAATCCCTCAATCAGTGCTGCAAAATAACAAAAGCACTTTTCTTGATAACTCAGCAGGGTCAGGTAACTTCCTATTGGCACTGCAGACAGAATTATTGAAATATCATGAGTTATCACATATCAATGATAATATGCTCTATGCAGTAGAACTCATGCCTGATAATCATGCAGAACTATGTAAGAAACTAGGTGTGGCAGTTGATCACCCTCACTATGTGTGTGCTAATGCACTAGAATATGATTATTCTTTTGGTGAACCTGTAGGACTTGAATCTTTCTTTGATTAAAGTTAGTAACCTCCAAATGTCCCCTATAGTATGAACAACACTTACTCTGAAATCCTAAAGGTCTGGAATAGCGAAACCCCTGATGATTTTGCTATCTTCAGTGAGTTTTACTATCAGATGTTTGGTGAGGATTTTACCATTCCCTATGAAACTGATTCCACCAAGTCCTGCTTTTTTCCTTACAACTGACTAACTGAAATTATGATGAAGAACAAAATGACTTTCCGTTATGCACTTTCTGTGCTTGAAGAAAAATATGATGCCACTTATCGTGGCACTAAAACTGTAAGTGAAATGTGCTCATCTTTGACTGATTGGATGTCTTGGGAGGGCGAATCTCCTGATGCAGTTTATCATCAATTCGAGACTAAATCTGGTCCGAATACTATGGTCAAAGATGATCAAATCATCAAACTTGCTAACTCTTATTCCAAGTGATTATCTAACACAATGAGAATCATTCTTCTTGCTGTTATTGTTACTTTTGGCACCATAATTGGTGTTAATGCTATCAACAATGTTTCAGAGATGCAAGATGCAAAGATGACAAAACTTTGCAAGTCTCTACCTGTTGGTGCATCTTATGATGAAATGTGCGAGGACTTTAGATGATCACTACCAAAGCAAATCATACTAAATGGACAAATATCTGGTAATTAACGTTAGTAACCTCCAAATGTCCTCTATAGTGTAACCACTGAACTTATGATGATCACTGAAACCAAACCACAATTCCTGACTGAATGTTTGATTGAATCTCTCAACAATCAAGAGAAAGTCAATGCACTTGAATCTGGTAGAACCACTTACAATCAATTTGAGTATGAAATTGGCAGAAAATATATTAAAGTATGGTCGTATCTTCTGAGTCAAGGTGAAAGACTCCGTGGTCGTTCTTGTTATATGTTTGTTGATAAGAACACTGGTGAATGTTACAAACCTGCCAGTCATAAAGCACCTGCAAAAGGTGTCCGCTATCTTATCACACAGTTAGCAGATAATCCCCATATTTGTGATGCTTATGGTTCCTTTCTTTATCTCTGATTTGACAATGAATTATCCTCTAGGTATTGACAATCCCATCAAAGTTAAGGCAGTGATGGGTTCACATAAATGGGCAATTTATTGGAAGGACGATATGCAAAAGATTGCCACATTTAATTCACAATTCCAAGCATATCAGGCAAGGCAAACTATTATTGAATCATTATGATGACTAAAACAATTATGATGCTGAACTTGTGAGGATTTTGTGTGATGCAGTTTGTAAGAATTTTCCCACCAAGTAACAAATAATGCATGGGCATTGTAACGTTTAATTGTGGTGGTTATATTGTTACATGTAAGACCCAATGTTGGTGGAATTAAAGTTAGTAACCTCCAAAGGTCTTCTATAGTGTAAGCACACTTTGATTTTATGCCTTTCACTTCTGAATTAACCTTTGCTGTTATGAATCCTGAATTTTCAGGAGCATATATTGCACAATGTGATGATGATATTTCCACCACAAAATTGTTTGATAACAAAACAGAAATGTATGGTTGGATTGTTGAACAATTGGAAGTAAAAGGTTATGAAACTGTGAAAACAACAATTCTTAATTCTGATGGTGTTGCTGATAGCAAACTGAATAGTAAGTTTGCATTGTATAGTATTGATGAAGATCTTTGTTATAAATGGGGACCAATTGAACCTGAATGTGGACAAAACATAAGGGTTCAATATCTTACCAAATAAAGTTAGTAACCTCCAAAGGTCTGCTATAGTATGATGATGACTGAAACTCAAGAAATGTTCAACTCTGTCCTGGAATCTCTGCCTCAATTCATTGAAGAAATGGATGCTGATTGGGGTATGATTTATGATTATATGGAAGCACAAGTTGGTGCTCTGACTGATGCTCAATGGGAAGAAGTTGAGGCAGTTTATGTACCTTTCAACAATGATTATCGTTTCTGATTATGCTTAACTTGTATCAGGTTGAAGAGATTACCTTTGACTTTGAAGGTGAGGATATAACAGAAGAAGAGATGCAAAGTGTTATTGAAGAAACCAAATCCTATTTGTGGGATACAACTAACAGTGACATCAAAAGTATAATCTTCAAGGAAATGGGTTATAGTGTTCTTGATGTGAAAGTCTCAATCAAATAAAGTTAGTTACCTCTAAAGGTCTTCTATAGTGTAAGGGGCACAGTCTTCTCACTCTCTCTTCTCTCCTAGTATTGTTTCAGAGAGTTTGCTTCACTGACCCCAAGATACTGTTACAAGTAACAGCACCACAAATCTTTCTACAAACAACATTATGCGTAAAATTGAACAACAAATGATCTCTGCAATCAAGTCTGAAACTAACTGGAAATCTGGTAACACTTCTGTTCATTATTCTGAAGAATATGGCACTTCTACTGTTTATCTGCATGATAATCTGATTGCCATTGTTTCTGATAATGATATGGAAATCTTTGATGGTGGTTATCAATCCTATACCACTAAATCTAGACTCAATGCTCTTATCAATGAGTTTTGTAATGCTATCACTGATGGTGTATTTCAAAAGAATTATCAGTGGTTTATTTCTGATAACAATGAAGTAAAACCTTTCACCTCTGGTTACGTCTTTGCCTGATTCTATGATGTATTCTAATCTCTCTAAAATCAAACCTAAGTTACGAACAACTGGTAATGTCACAGGTAACTTTGGCAGACCTAAAACCAGAACCAATGGTAACACTAATCTAGGATATACAAAGAAAGATAACATCAACATGATCACCTGTAAAGAAGATTATATTGCAAAGATGTATCAGATCTTAGATACAACATCTGATCAAAAAATTAGAAACTTTGCATATGCAGAAATTAAAAAGTACCTCATTCAAACTAATCAATGGAACGCAAATTGACCTCTAATCAACTTCAACAACTCAAAGAAAAATTCTGTGCCAATGTAGTTGACAACATGGAATTAGATACCCTGATTGAAATTGTTTATGATCAACTTCTGGAGAGTTACTATCGCTATGATCAACAAGATATGAAGGAGGAAATTGTATCTTACTTCTGTGATGATGATCAAGAATATAACACTCTGATCAATGAAGTTAATCCCTACACTAACACTAACCCAGAAGCAGTTAGTGACTATGGAGTGGGTAAATAGTTCACTCTGAGTAATACCAATAACAACCCTTGTAGGTGTTAATGCCAGGGTTTTTTAATGACTTTCTAACACCACAACCTCTAGCACCTGTAAAGTATTTTGAGCAGGCATTAATGCCATCAAACTTATATCTCACTTCACCTGTTATTCTACACTTACCAATGATAGGTTCACTCATACTTTGTCTGCCAATCTTCTCTAATTTGTAACCCTTATGAACCCAACCTTTCTTCAATGCTCTGCTCACATTATTCGCTAATGATGATAAGAATGAAGCACAATCTTTAACACTGTCAAACACTAACTCTTTTCCAGTTCCTACTTCTGTTGCCTTAATCTTCATCCTAAGGTGTTTGCCATCTCCTCTAACTGAGAAGGTGTGATTGATACTTTTAAGAGTTGATCTCATCTTAGCAACGTGTTCATCACTCTTGCTAATTCCCATCATTGAAGATGATATTTTTTCTCTTACATCTTCTCTGATTGTTGAACCTCTTTCACCACCAGTTGTTGCATTGTAACCACTGTTATATGAATCAAATTGTTCTATCCACCAGCACTCACGTTCTGATAACTTTTCAACAGGAATATTTTCTTCCAATATTCTTATGTTGAACATATTCACACCATACTTACGCAATGCTCTATACAGTGGACGTTCACTAAACTCCTTACTTTCCTGGATATGTTGTTTCCATCTAGTAGAGAGATGTTGAGTAGTTTGCCCCACATATCTCTTCTGATTGACTTTACAAATGATGGAGTAAATGATGCCTGTTCTGTTCACTGAACTCACTGTGATATGATGCTGATTATTTATGATATGGTGGTGTTATTTTGCCCTTCCTAAATGTGATGATAAATATAAATCTTTTATTCTTGTTGACGCTAACTGTTTCTGAGAAAGCATCATTCTTGTAGTGATCTTAGATGAAACGATATCATCAACTCTCAGAAATGTCAAGACCCCTCAGTAACATTTCCAGACCCACACATTTTTCACTTGACAGATGCTAACTGTTTATGGTATTATTGTTAGTAACCTCTAAATGTCTCCTATTGTGTAACCACTACTCAAAACACTAAATGACAGTCACAACAGCACCTAAGACCTATAATGGTTGGGCAAATTATGA